AATGAATGTGATTAACACAATCATCCATGTCAATACATTCTTCAACGATGATAAACTTAAGTTTATCAAGATTATCCATTTTTGAAAGTCGAACTTGAAAAGTTTTCATCATTTTGGACAATCAGGGTGAAAAGTAAATGATTCGTATGTTCTGTTTGAGAACATTTTAGCATCACGATCTGCTAGGAATTTAAGATAACTTCCAAGAGCAAGACAGATAAAAATGCCAGTGAGACCGTATTGTGTAATTTTAGACATCAGAAGTGTGCCTCAGACCAATCAAGTTTGTCAGACCATTTTGCGATCTGATCATAACATTTTTTACGGGATTCTGGTTCATCCCCAAAGTCATTCAGAAACTCAAATGCATACTTGATTCGTGTTTCTGGTTGAGCAAGAATACGCTCCAGTTCTTGTTTTGCAGTTTTCTTTTCTTCTTGCATTTTTTGATAATTTGCGTTGTATGCAAACATTTCACGATCAACGAAAGATGTTGTATAGTAAGGATGAATACTCATGCTTGAAAATACTCTCCGATTGCTTTGCTCATTTCAATCAGTTTTTGATGAACTTCATCAATTTCAAGACGAAAATCTTCTTCTTCACCCATCAAACTCATGAAATCAACTTCACACCAATCTTCAACATTGATAGAACCATCTTGATACTGTGGAGTGTAAAAAAGTGTGCCTTCACTATCAATAGAATAGGCACAACCGTTGTTTTCAGAAGTGAGAACAATCATGATCGAAAGAGGTGTGTTCCTTTGACTCTTATAGAATACAGGAAAACGAACCCATTTCAACCGAGAGTGGACACTTTGACCAACTGGCACAGGGGCAGAGTTTAGGGCAGAGTCAAGGGCAGAGTGGTGAGACTCAAAATAGACTCAAAACACCCCAGTCATAGCAAGGGATCTCAGGATATAAACAATTGATTTTCTTGCATTTTTACAAAAAAGGGGCACTAGGTCATCCCCAGCACCCCAAATATAGAAAAAACTATTCTTATCAATCAACTGGCACAAGAGAACCGACCATTGTTGAAGTTTGCATGAGAAAATTGCTCTCGGTCGATAAGTTTGAACATACCATAACCATTGGTACGAACATAACCCTCACCATTACATTGTTGGTCATTGATGTATGCTGCCGGACCATCATTACGGCAGAGATAAAGCATATCTTCCTTGATAGATTTGATGAGAAACCAATAACTCACCAAACGAGAGTTATCAAATGAATCTGGGTCAACTTGACGACCTTCACGAATACATTTGTTCAAATCAATCTTGAGTTTCTCTGCATCTTTTGGAGATGCAAATGTAACTAACTGAGACATTTGTCGGGCAAAACCAACAATTTCTTGAAAATCTTCATCAACTTGCCATGCATTTGGTTGAACAAACTTACAAGTCTCAGTATCATCAAAGATAGGCATATCTACCATGTCCATGATAGTATAAGCATCTTTCAGTTCATCATCAGTCGCATACAATGTATGTGGTGCAATGATAATGTTATTGTGAATTACTTCATCAAAGACATAAGTGATCGTATTGGGGCAAAAAGTATCATTACCACCAAACCCGATAAAATCACCTTGAACAATCCCGTCGAAACTAGGAAGGCAATCAAAACAGTGATGTAATATATCAGCAACGACCCCAGAATGATTCCGATCAATATCATCATGCGTTTCATTGATCTTGATCTTTACTTTATTGAATACAGATTTTGTACCTACAAAGAAATTACCAGTTGAAGGATTTGTGCCCCAGACAATAGCAGGAGCACCATCAATTTTCACAGAAAGATCACTCTCAGAGAGAAACCAATCAAGGACAGAAAGATCACCCGAAAGGATAGAATCTTCGGGATGTTGGAGATGAGTGTTTTTCATAATCTAATGATGGCAGAGAATCGGGTAAAAGTCAAGACGTAGTGGACTCTTTGCGAACTGTCAAATTATTTTGAAGTGAACTGAGTTGAATGTGCCAGATTTATTCAACAAAGTAATCTTAGTGTACCATGGATAAGTAAACACTTCCTTCACAATGTATCGTCTTCCAACAATCAAATGTGATGGATGATCTGTACCTGACCATTTCACTTGTTGAGGATTTGCACCTAAAAACTCTACTTCATCTCCAGATTTCATGATCAAAGATCGCGGATTAATTCTTGACTATTCTCTCCCTGATTCTCCTTGAATTGTTTATAGGTCCAGGTGTTCAGTGAGCAACTCAAATACTCCACTTGGTTGTCCTCATCTTTCAGCAAAAGTTCAATGGCAGCAGATTGGTCATCGGAAAGAGTCCAATAACCAAAATCCAACCATTCTTCCTCTCCAGTGTGATAAAATTCAAAGCACCATTCGTGAATGATGGTATCATCAGTCAGTGTCATTTGAGTCGTCATTTGTGTTGTTTTCAGTGGGAATAATGAACATGTAAGTGTTGGGACCGAATGCCTCATAATAATCTACGGGGCATTCAGATAACCACTCTTGAAATCTTTCTCTATCGGTCATTATCAGTTGAGATAAAGATAACCACCAGCCCAATCTGCACGCTCAAAGCATTTCTCACGGGATTCAATCATCAGAAGATTGAAACGAACATGTTTTGCAGGTGCTTTGAATGATGCTGGTTTGTAAACTTCACCAGTTTTCTTATCAACAAAGGCATGAACACTGCGGGATCCACCATTAGTCTCCATGATGATTTTGTGATACTTACGACCACTCTCAATGTAGAACTTGTAAGGATCAGAGATGGGATGACGGGTTATAAAATCAAGCACAAGTGCATCACAAAGCATCAGACAATACTTACGCACGTTGAGTTGAATGTCATTGCGTGCATCCTGAGTTGCAACGTAATCAGAGAAAGTTTGAGTGGTCATGAGTTTGTGTCAGTTAGTGGGAAAGTTTTTACAGACAGCATCACAAAGTTGACGGATTACATCATCTTTGTAATCAACCTCACCGAAATTTGATTCAATGATACAATCAATGTCCTCCATGAGTTGTTCACGAGCAGTCAGCATTTCAAGACGGTTCATCATCAAACTAACTCCTGTTGAAGTGACATAAACTGTTCTTCCGTAAATTCATCTACACATTCTTGAATGACCTGATAGATGTAATCATTATTCCCAACATTATTGAAGATTCTTTCAGCAAGTTCAGGATGTTTGTCACAAGGATAAGTCGGTTCGTCATTTTCATCAGGAATCATACAATCCTCAGCAGTGTAAATCCATGCCGCACAAGGTGCATTTTCACCTTGCAATTCAACCATTTTGTTGATACGTTCTTGCAGTTGTCTGAGAGTGTAGTTCATGAGATTCAGTTAAGAATGGTTTTGTAATCAATGGACTTAATGCACCAACCTGATGCAGATGTGATCTTTTCTATGAGATCATCTTCATCATCTGCTTTCCAGATTGTTTCCAAAGTGTCAGCAGTTACATTATCAAAATGGTGTTGAGTCCATTCACCAAACTCATCTTCAAAATCAAATTCAATTTGTGTGACTTGGAATTGCATTGAGGTTGATTGCTTATGTGCTTAGTATAAGGCAGACTGGGGTCAGTTGACAGGCAGTGTGGACACTTCGTCTGCTGGCACACGGGACACGGTGAGGCGACGGAAGTTGTATGCTCTCCACTGGTCACAAGACTCATTCACCATACGATTGTGCTGACGATCCATACCCTTAGCAGTCTTGCACTTGCGTTCCTTACGAAAGTATACAATGGGGTGCTGAGGAGACTCAGGAAAGTCAATCTCAATACGGTAGAAAGAGTGTTTGACGACTTGAACGGTCATGAGTGGTGTTCCTTTGACTCTTATAGAATACAGGAAAACAGGGTCAGGAGATGCCCTGCTGTGCCAGTTCTTCATCTGTCACAAGACCTACATCACGCAGGTATTCTTTCTTGTCAAATAGGAAGACATCTTTGTTCCAGTTAGCATAAGTTTCGTCAAACTCTTTTGACATGCGAACACAACGAAGATTCAAAAGTGTATCATAACAAAGTTTGTTCATGTCTTCTGTTTCACTCGCAGGCAACCATGCTTGTGCAACTTCATTAAACTTTTCACCTACAAGTTCTTCGAGGAGTGAAACTTGTCGTTCAGTCAGATTGACAGTGATCATGGTGTCGTTTGCTTTGACTCTTTTAATATACATGAGAAAACCCCCTGCGGGGGGTTTAGTGGACAGTCTGTCAACTGTCAGGCACGTTG